TTTAAAAATCATACGCATCAAGTTGGAATGATGAAAGCTGTCCTTGATAATATTTCTGCTCCAACTGTACTTTATGTTGAACAAGACACTCCACTTACTCCTGATCGTAGTATTCCATTAAATGATTTAATACAAATAATTAAATCTAAAGCTGTTGATGTTGTTCGTTTCCATTTTGAAGAAGTTATTCCAGAACCACATAAATATCTAATGTTAGAGCAACAAGGTTATTTTCTTAAAACCTTACAGTGGAGTCAAAGACCTCATTTAGCTTCAACTAGTTATTATCGTCATATATTGAATACTAATTTTTCAGAGAATGCTAACTGTTTTATTGAAGATAAAATGCACTCAGTCGTTCAAACTCATCCTTGGGAAGATAACAAGATTACAATTTTCTTTCCAAAGGGAGGTATTAAGAGAAGTTATAATCTTGATGGTAGAAAAAATGATAAAAAATATGATAAAGAACAGATATGGTAGGAATTTTAGTTTTTGCTAATGATTCTGGTATAGGTATACAAACTAAACGTTTAACTAAGTTAATTAATCCAGACAAGATAATGATAATTGATTCTCGTGGTTTTTCTCAAAATAAAGAGTTTCACCCTGAATGGTATTCTGATTATAAAACAGTCATTGTTGATGGCTTTCCAAAGAATTATGATATTATTAGTTTTATTAAAAATTTAGATTATGTTTTTGCAGTAGAAAATCCATACAACTTTTATCTAATTAAAGCTTGTAATGATTCTAATATTAAAACCATAATTCAAACAAACTATGAATTTTGTGAAAACTTGCAAGCTCCTTGGTTACCTACACCTGATTTATTTTTAATGCCCTCTTATTGGATGATTGAGGAAATGAAAGAACGCTTTGGTAAAGATAGAGTTATGTATTTACCACCACCAACTGATCCTGATGAATTTGAAGAAGCTTTTTATGAGAATAACACAGTTAAACCTAAACCAAGATTTTTACATATAGTTGGAACATTAGCTTATAAAGATAGAAATGGTACACTAGACTTATTAAAAGCTGTTAAATTAGCTAAAGAAGATTTTGAATTAGTTATTAAATCTCAACATAAATTACCAAACAAGTATATAATTGATGATCCTCGTGTTAAATATGTTATCTCTAATGTAAAAGAAGTTTCTGATCTTTACTATGGTTTCGATGCTTATATTTTACCTAGACGATATGGTGGACTTTCACTTACTACAAATGAAGCTTTAATGTCAGGATTACCAGTAATGATGACTGATATATCTCCAAACAATAAGTTACTTCCAAAGGATTGGTTAATACCAGTTAAATCAAAAGATACTTTTCTAGCAAGAGAAATTATTGATTGTTATTATTCTGATATTAATGCAATGGCTAAAAAGATTGATGAATGGACTAAAAATTTACCTGATAAAAATTTAGCTTTTGAGATAGCTAAAAAAGAATTTTCTCCAGAAGTTTTAAAACCTAAATATAATAAATTAATAAGTGACATTTACTAAATTATATGATATTGTTAATCAATGGATAACCTTACACAAATATCTCCAAAAGAAGCTAAAAAATTAGAAGCTACTTTAAAAGAGATGAAAAAGAAGGCTTTTGAAGATCCTATATATTTCTTTGAAACCTTTTTATATACATTTGACCCAAAAAGAGAGCCTTATCATCATAGGTTCAGACCATTTCCCTTTCAAAAACGATTAATTAGAGAAATTTTAGCTGCTATTCGTGATGGCGAAGATGTTTTTGTTGAGAAATGTCGTGAAATGGGTGCAACTTATACAATATTAGGCTGTTATATTTACCTTTGGTTGACTACACCTGCTTCTAATTTTCTTATTGGTTCTCGTAAGGAGGATTATGTTGATAATAGACGTGGTGGAGTTGTAGGTAATAAAGAAGAATCACTTTTTGGTAAAATTGATTACATGATGAGTAGACTTCCTAAGTTTATTCTTCCTGATAGTTATAATCCAGATCGTCATTTTAATTACATGTCTTTAGTAAATCCAGATAATGGTAACTCTATTTCTGGTGAGTCTAGTAATCAAAACTTCTCTCGTGGTGGTCGTCAAAGATCTATTCTTCTTGATGAATTTGCTTTTTGGGATAACGACTGTTGGAGAGCTGATGCAGAGGTTCTAACCGACTGCGGTTGGAAGTTAATAAAAGATTGCGACACATCGGATATGGTTTATTCTATGGATATAGAAACTGGCTTAGCTAAGTATATGCCAGTGACTAAATTACACAAAGTTTATGCCGAGAATCTTTATGAGTTTAAAAGCAAATCTGTAGATATATCGTGCACCGCTAATCATAAATTACTCTTAAAAAAGAGATACTCTCCAAGTGGGGTGAGGAAATTTCTAAACCTGAATAAAGATAAGTCTAGGTATCAACAATCTGTAGGAAAGATGTATTACCGCAGAGCTGATGAGGTATATAACCAGAATCATGACTATATACCACTTATTTCTAATTATGTGGGCGGAGATAGACCAGAGAAGATTTATGGTTTTGATGTAGAAGATTTCATGGAGTTTCTTGGGTGGTATATTTCAGAAGGATGTTTTGCTAACAAAAATGGTCATTATTATGTTGAGATAGCCCAAGTAAAGAAAGATGGTAAAAAACAAATTGAAGATTTGTTGTTGAGAATGGGTTTTAAGATTAAGTATTATGTTTCCAGTTTTAGGATTTTAGCAAGTGACTTACCAGGAAATATGTTTGATGAACTCATTTCTCTAGGAAAGGCACATCGGAAGCATATCCCACGAAAATATCTTAATCTGAATAAAGACCTACTCAAAATCATGTTTGATTCACTTATGGCTGGTGATGGTTGTATTACAAATAGAAAAGATAGAGTAAATAAGATGATGTATGCAACTACATCAAAACAACTTGCAGATGATTTCCAAGAACTTTGTCAAAAAGTTGGTTTTCGCTCAAGGATTACATATGCTGATAGAAATAAGAAATGGAAAAGAATATATCTACTAAATATTGGACTTAAACCTCATGCTCAGATAGCCAGTCTTGATAAGAAGATAGTCAAATATAATGACTATGCATATTGTGTTACCACCCCATATCACTCTCTTTATATTAGAAGAAATGGAATTGCATCTTGGTGTGGGAATACCGCAGCTTGGGGATCTACTGCTGATACCACAAATTGTAGAATTGTTGTTACTACACCTGGTATTAGACCTGGAAAAGCTAAAAGATTAAGATTTGGTAAAGATGGAGAGAAAATTAAACTTATTGAACTTGATTATACACTTGATCCTAGAAAAGATAAAGCTTGGTTAGAAAGAGAAAGATCTCGTCGTAGTGTACAAGATTTTAATCGTGAAATTATGCGTAACTGGGAATTATCTATGACTGGACGTGTATATCCAGAAATTGATAATGCTACTTATGGAGAATTTCCTTTATTAATGAACTCACCTGCTTATTTCTCTTGGGATTTTGGTTTAGATGGAGTTTCGATTGGTTTTTTCCAAAAGAATAAATCTAATGGAAAATGGAGATTGGTAGATTCTTACACAAATGAAGATAAAGTTATTCAATATTATATGCCTTTTTTTAGAGGTGCTATTGATTCTAAGTTTGATTATAACGATGATGACTTAAAAGCCATTGAACAGTTTAAAAAATATCCTAAAGGTATTCACTTTGGTGACCCTGATGTTAAGAAACGTTCAATCCAAACTGGTATTTCTACTAGACAAGTTCTTGAAGAAGTTGGAGTTTATATCCAATGCTTAGATAAAAATGATTTTTACTTTAGACGTGAAAAAACTAAAATTGAACTTCAACAAGGTTTTGAAATTAACGCAAATCCTCGTAATGAATACTTTTATGAAGCAATTAAATCTTCTCGCTATCCTGAGCGACAAGAAAACTCTCAATCTACGACCCCAATCGCATTACCAATTCATAACTGGACTTCTCACCCACGAACAATGATGGAATATTTCTTTGTTAATGTGGATGCGTTCTCTCCTGATAAAAAGGAAGAACCTGATTGGGTGAACAAGAAAAGAAGTTGGCTTACCAAAAGAAGTTCAA